CTTTATAATATATTTTTCTTATATTGTAGCAGATTAAAGGGGAGAGTGCTAATGTTAATTCAAGGTTTATTAGTAGGGGCAATAGGTGGAATATTTGCTTATACTTGCAAGATAGTTTATGAGGCTAATAAATCAGATGATGAAGTTATAGAAATTGAAAATATAGTTAAATATGAATATATACCAGTTGGGGAATGGGAGGATATTGAAATGGAATTAAATAAAGTTAAATATACTTTTATTGAAGGAGAAAAAGAAGGAGTAAAGGCTTTTATAGGATACGATTTAGAAGGGAATCTAAAAAACTTTGATATATTAGAAGGTCATACAATGGTTGGAGGTGCTTCTAGATGGGGAAAATCAAGCTTTTTAAATGTATTTATAACTAATATAACTAAAACATATACGAGAAATGAAGTTTGTTTTTTAGGTTGTGATTATAAAAAAGCAGATGTTTATTATTTTAGAAATTATAATAATTTTTTAGGTATGAGTACAAATAAAAAAGAATTTATGGCTCAAATAAAATGGCTAGAAAAAGAAATGAATAAAAGGGCTGATATATTAGACGAAGCTAATTGCAGAAATGTAATAAATTATAATAAAAAGCATGATGTAAAAATGAGTTATATAATATTTGTAATAGATGAACTTATTCAAGTTGTAAGTGATAAAGAGTGTAAAGAAATTCTCCATACAATTATGAGCAGATGTGCGAGTTATGGAATTTACTTTTTATTAGCTACTCAAGACTGCACAAAAGAAACTATAGGTAGATGTAAAATGAATTGCAGTCAAATAGTAGGGTTTCATACATTCGACCAAACAGATAGTGATACTTTAATTGGTAAAGGTTACGATTTACAAGATATAAATGTAAAAGGTAGATGCAAAATAAAAAATAGTGAAGGTGTAGTTGAAACTCAAATATTTTATTTAGATGAAGATAAAATGGATGAAATGTTAAAACCTTATTTAAGAGAATAGGAGGCGTTTTAAATGGCTTATACTTATAGGTTTGTAGATACTAATGAAAATGTAATTTATGTTGGTTATACAGGGCAAACAATGGCTAAAAGAATAAGCCAACATTTCACAAAAGGTCATTTACCTAAAAAGTGTTATAAATCTATAGCTAGGATAGATTATATTAAATGGGATAGTAAATCAGATGCTCAACTTATGGAAGTTTATTATATTAACAAATATCACCCAAAATTTAATAAACTTGATAAACAAGGAGATAGGCTTAATATTCAGATAGGAAATGAAAAGGAATGGAAAGTATATCAAGTAATCAAAAAACCAAATATTAAATATGAAGCAGAAGATGGCATATTAACATGGATTATGATAGGGGCTTTAGTATATGCAATAATAAGTTTTTTTATATGAGGTTAAAAAATGTATATAGATAATGAGAAAATAAATGAAGCTATAAAAAAGAGTGGTTTAAAAAAGAAATGGATAGCTGAACAGTTAGACATAACTTATAATAGCCTAAGAAGAAAATTAAAAGGTGAAATTCATTTTAGCAAATTGGAACTAGAAAAGCTTAGATCTATCTTAGAAAAATATCTTTAAATGTGTTATAATTATATTACCAATGTATGTATCAAATAAAATTTAAATGGGGGATAACGCTTTAAACTCTAAGATTTTGTAAAATTTTATTGACTTGAAAATGTACTTCCTAAACGGAGGTATATTTTTTTATTTTTATGTATACAAAAGTATACTTGATGTGTATAATATTATTATAAATATATCATTAGGGGGGAAATCGAATGGATATAAATGAATTAAGATTGATGCAAAATTACCCTTTGGAGTTAAAGATAATGAAAACTCAACAAAGGATCAGAGAATGGGTAAGCGAGTATGGAGAAGATGGTGTATATGTGGCTTTTAGTGGGGGAAAAGATAGTACAGCATTACTTCATATAGTAAGAAGCTTATACCCTAGTATAGAGGGGGTGTTTGCTAATACTGGGAATGAGTTTCCAGAGATAGTGCAATTTGTAAGAAAACAAGAAAATATAAAATGGGTAAAGCCTAGAAAATCTTTTGCTAAAGTATTAAAAGAAGAGGGCTACCCTATAATAAGTAAAAAAACAAGTAGGATGATAAGGGATTGCCAAAACCCTACGGAAAGAAATGCTAAAAGCAGAAAGCTTTATCTATCAGATTACGCACTTGATAAAGATGGAAACTTAACTACTATAAAAAATAATAGTTTTAAGATAGCCCATAAGCATAGATATTTGATAGATGCACCTTTCAAAATCAGCGAAAAGTGTTGCAACTATTTAAAAAAATATCCTATGCAAGATTATGAGAAACAAAGTGGTAAAAAACCCATAATAGGAACTCAAGCAAGCGAAAGCAAAATGAGAGAAAGTGCATATTTGCGAACTGGGTGCAATAATTTCAAGGGTGGTAAATGTCAACCTTTAGGTTTTTGGACTGAACAAGATGTACTTAAATATATTTATAAATTTAATTTAGAAATAGCTTCTGTATATGGTGAAGTTATATTAGAAGATGACAAATATAAGACCACTGGCGAGAGTAGAACAGGTTATTGCATAGCCGTGTAAAGTGGCGACACTTTATATAATAAGACGGTGAACTCTATTGCTTAGAGGTGTGAGTTTAAAAACTTGCTAACGGGGAAAGCTAGAGCCATATAAATAAGGTATGCTAATCCCGTGCCAAGACTTGCGTACTTTGTCTATTCGGATTATAATTGTACTGAGGTGATATTATATGAAAAATAGAAAAGGTAAAATTTATATTATAAAAAACAAAGTAAACAATAAAGTTTATATAGGTCAAACAATAATGACATTGAATGAAAGATTTAAAAGCCATTTAAAGCCAAGTGTATGCAAAACTAGAGGTAGTTATAAGTTATACAATGCAATAAATAAATATGGAGCAGAAAACTTTTATTGCGAATTAATATGCGAAACTACTGACTTAGAAGCATTAAATGATTTAGAAATGTATTATATTGATAAATATGATTCTTACGAAAATGGATACAATTCAACTAGAGGTGGAGATTGTAAGGAAATATCAAAAGTTCAAGATATACAATTATTCTTAAAATTATTTGACGAAGGTAAGACTTGGAAAGAAATAGGAGAAGTATTTGGAGTGCATAAGGCAACTGCAAAAAGAACTGCTAACAGTTTAGGATTAGACCGAAAAATAGTTCCAATAACTAAAGAGCAGATAATCGAAAATATGCACTTAACAAATATCGAAATGGCTAAAAAGTTTAATGTTTCAAGTGCTACTATAACTAGATATTTTAAAAGATATGGAATCAATAGAGGTAGAGGTTGTAATAATCATTTGAATAAGCAAAACAATATCAAGATAAGCAAAGATGATTTAATTAACAACCTTCATTTGAAAAATATTGATATAGCTAAGAAATTAGGTGTTTCTGCTCAAACAGTATCTAGGGCATTGAAATTTTATAATATAAAAAAGAAACAAGTTCGCAAGTAAGGTGTAACGACTAGGGGGTTGCCCCGTAGGGTGGATGATAAGCTACCACTCGAAGTGCCGTCCAACTCATTGAGTTGAAGATATAGTCTATGCCATTGGAAACAATGGATTAACATGTGTGTAGCGTGCGGATACGGATGTAGTATGTGGAAAAATGATAATGATAATAGGTATTTAAGACTAGAACAAACTCACCCAAAACTTCACAATCATATTATTAATAATTTAGGGTTTAAAGAAGTTTTAGATTATATGAACATAAAATATACAAATAAAGAAGATCTAAAAATAAAAAAAGAAAAAGTTAAATTAGGAAGTAATGAGGTGGAACAGTTCAAATGGATTATATAGAACAAATCAGAAAAGAAAAAGGGGTATCTGTACCAGAGTTATGCGAGAAAATAGGAGTTCAAAGAACTACTTATTACAAATGGATTAACAAGGAAAGAAAACCAAAGATAGATAAGATAGTAAATATGTGCAAAGTATTAAATATAGATTTTGCAAGTAATGTCGAAAAGTTTTTATAATTTTTTTTAATTCAAGTGTATACTTTTGTCTACAAAGTCATATAATATAAATATAGAACAAGGGAAAGAGAAAATAAAAAATAATAGGAGGTATTGGGAATGAAAATAAAAATAGATGAAAGATTTAAAGAAGAAGTATACAACGAGTTGCAAGAGAAAAGAAGAGAAGTTAATGAAATGAAAAATAAATTCATAGAAGGAAAATGCAGTGATTATGCACTTAGTGGAAAAATTGATTTCTATGAAAAAGAAATTAGTTATCTAGAAGGTAGATTGACTACTTTAGAACTTATAGAAAGTGGATGCTTTTACACAATAGTAAATAATGAGGAGGTTGAAGCTTATGTATAAGTTTAACTCTGATGAATTTATAAAAGAAATGGAAAGTCTAGAGGGAGTAGAAGAAACTCCCCTAGATTATGAAGATTTCGAACTAGAGGAATATGAGAGAATGAATGAAAGAGATTTAAGAGGGGGTATTTAATATGTGTGAAGGGTATTGGGAAACTTGCACTTGTGAAGATTGCAAAGAAGTTAAAGAATTATATGAAGCACTTGAATTTTATTGGGATAACAAAGAGGAAAAAGAAGAAATAGAAAGAAAAATAGAAAGTATGGGCTATTTTATATAGCCTTTACTTTTACTAATGGGAGGACAAAAATGGAGGAATTAGATTTTATAATAAATGAAAGAGTAAAATTGCAACAAGAATACTTAAAACAAAGTAAAAACATATGGACTAATTTTGAAGCTATAGAAGCTGATAAGAAGCACAAGAAAGTTTATAGTGAATATAGAAATAAAGATTACTTTTTAGAGGGCTTACAAGCTAAAATTGAGGATATTTTGAAAGATATAGAGTATTACAAAGGAAAATAAATATGCAAAGGTGGTATTGAAAATGAATAGAAGTGAAAGTATAAGCAAATTAGCAATATCTTTAGTAAAATTTAATAGTGAAATTTCAAAGATAGCAAAGGATGCTAAAAATCCTTTTTTCAAAAGTAACTATGTAACACTTGATAAACTAATAGAAGCAACAAGACCTATATTACAAGAAAATGGTTTAGTAGTTATGCAAAGTCCTTTATCTAAAGAAGATGGAAGTATTGGAATACAGACATTATTAATACATGAAAGTGGAGAATTTATAGAAAGTGAGCCTATATTTATGAAACCAGCTAAAGCAAATGATCCACAACAAGCAGGAAGTATTATAAGTTATATGAGAAGATATAGTTATCAAGCAATACTAAACTTGAATACTGGTGAAGATGATGATGCTAATAAATCTACAAGTGAAGAAGATAAAAAATCTAAGCTTAATAATAAAAGCTATTCAAATGATAGACTAATATCAGATGCTCAAAGAAATAGACTTAATATGATAGCTAAAGGAGTAGATGTCGCAGTTATAAAAGATATTATAGCAGGGCATGGTTTTGATAGTAGTAAGGATATAACAATGAGTAAGTATAATGCTATATGTGATGAAATAGAAGGGCTTAAAAATAATTTAGGGGCATAGTTGCCCTTATTTTTCTATATGTTGGGGGAAGTATGAATATATTTAATGACTTAATTTTATTAGTAATATTATTTGATTTATCAGTAGGTTTTCTAGTATATAAATCTATCAAATATTATAGAAACAACTAGGGGGATATTATGGGGAACAAAAAAGGAATTGATATAAAGCGTTGCAAGTATAAGGTTATTATAGATAGCCGTGAGAAATCTATAAATCATATACTAACTAAATTTGATGAAGGTTTTGAATACAAAGTATCGCATCACGATATGTATAGGGGTAAGAAATCAACGTATGGTGATCCAGTACAATATTATATAAAAGAAAAAGGGCTAAAGGTTGGAGATTATACTATTGCAGTACAGTTACCAAGTGGTGAAGTTGTTAATTTTCAAGATAAAATAATTATAGAGCGTAAGGCTGATTTAAATGAGTTGTGTTGTAATTTATTTGATTCTAAAAGCAAGGATGATGAAGGGCTTACAAGGTTTGAAAGGGAACTAAAAAGAGCATATGAGCAAAATATTAAACTTCATTTAGTTGTAGAAGTAACCGATATGCACTCTAAGATATTATCTAGTAAACATTTTAGATATGATAAAGCTTCCAAAGTTTCACCTGCATCATTTTATGCTATGCTTCATTCTTTAATAGCTAGATATAATATAACTATTTGGTACACAGATAAGCAAAATTCTGCTAGGTTGATACATGATATTCTATATTATCACGCTCGAGAATATTTAAAAACTGTCGAATAAAAGCTACTTAGGTAGCTTTTTTATTTTATTTGTCTAACAAAAGTAAGTAATATTTATCGTTAAAAACGATATAATATAATAAGTAATTAAAAAACAACATTTTGTTAGGTGGTGAATGTATGAAAATAAAAGAGTATAGAATCATCAAGGGATATACTCAAAGGGAATTAGCAGAAATATTAGGGATAAAACAAAATACTTATTCAGATAAGGAACTTGGGAAAAGTAAATTCACTATAGATGAAATAAAGATTATAAAGGAATTATTTAATACAACATATGACGATTTATTAAGCTAACTGGGGGGATAACATGGAAAACGAAAATAAATATTTTTTTACATTGCACAAATTTAGTTACCAAGAGTACGAGGTATGGAGGCAACTTTGCAAATTTGAGAATTATAATACAGGCATAACAGGGTATACGGTTAATCAGCTTGTAATAGGGGCAGATAAAGAAGCTAAGCTTACTACTCAAAAAGTTAGAACTATATTAAAGAGATTCAAAGAAGCTGGATATATTGAAGATATTGCAAATGGTAAAGGAACTAAGGGAAAAGAAACTAAAGTAAGATTAACAATGAAGCAACAATTATTTAACAATAATGTAACAAATAAAAGTGAGCAATTGCAAGAGGTTGAGGATGATAAGCAACAACAATCTAACAACAATGTAACAACACTATCAAAGAAAAAAGAAAAAGATAATAATATATTATATAAAACGATTATTGAATATTTAAATAATGTTGCTTCTACTAAATATAAACATACAATAAAGAAAACGCAAGGTCATATAAATTCTAGGGTATTAGAAGGGTTTACAGTAGAAGATTTTAAGAAAGTTATAGATTATAAAGCCGAAGAATGGATAGGAACAAAATATGAAAAATTTTTAAGACCTGAAACTTTATTTGGGACTAAATTTGAAAGTTATTTAAATGAAGCAAATAAAAAAACACCTACTGCAATAGGTGCTGAAAATAAAAATATTAAAGTTAATCCTAGTATATGTAATAATACTCAAAAATATTCAAGTGGGAGAAAAATGGTATGATGAATATAAAAAAAATAATTGATGATATAAAAAATCAAATAAGAGCAGAAGAAGTTAAAAATAAAATAGCTTCTGATTTGGGATTAAAGTTAGATAAGAGTAACAAGTGTTTGTGTTTTAATCATAATGAAAAAGTTGCAAGTATGAGTTTTGATATGAAAGCTAAAAAATTTAGATGCTTTAGTTGTGGTCATACTTACGATATATTTAATCATTACCAAGAATATTATAATAAATCATTTATAGAAGCTATAAAATCGATTGTAAGCGATTTCAATATATCAACTGATAAATTAATTGTTAAGACAGAAAGAAAGGCTATAAAGCCCCCTACAGTACATCAGAATAACATTTCTAAATCTATTTCATATATAAATAAAAGGTGTATAAGCGAAAATACAATAAAATATGCAGATGTTAAAGAAGATAATAAAGGTAATATAGTATTTGTTTATAAAAATGAACTAGGAGAACATATAACAAATAAATATAGACCTAGCTACAAGATAGATAAAAATAAAAAACAATTAAAGACTTGGTTTGAAGCTGAAACTAACATAAATACTTTATATCTAATGGATAAAGCAGATATAACTAAACCATTGGTAATATGTGAAGGTGAATTTGATTGTTTAAGTCTTATTGAAAGTGGGATTAAAAATGCAGTATCAGTTCCAACTGGTTGTAAGTCTACCGAATGGATCACAACTAACTGGACTTGGTTAGAGCAATTTGAAGAAATAATTTTATGGTACGACAACGATGAAGCAGGAAAAGAAGGAGTAAAAGAAGTATTTAACAGATTGCCAAACAAAACTGTAAAAATAGTTTATTCAGATATATGTAACGATATAAATGAATTATTATTCAAGTATGGAAAAACAGGAGTATTAAAGCAATTTGAAAAAGCTTCTATACCTTTAATAGATGGAGTTAAAAGCACTAAACAAATATCAACTTTTAATATATATGAAGCCGAAACAATTCAATTAGGTATAGGTGCAATAGATGATGAAATTATAGGTATGCCTTTAGGAAGTTTAAATGTTATAACTGGTAGAACAGGAGAAGGTAAGTCAACTATACTAAATCAATTCTTTATAGGAGAAAGTATAAGACAAGGATATAAGGTGTTTTTATTTAGTGGAGAACTTACGGAAAGTAATGCTAAGGGTTGGCTTTTAGATACACTTGCAAATGAAGGTGATTTATTAGAGTTTACGAATAAAAAAGGATATAAATACAAAAAGATTTCATCAAAGGCAATTAGTAGAATAGATGATTATTTGGAAGATAAATTCTATTTATATACAGAAGAAGATTATAGCTTAAATGCTATTATGTGCAAAATGGAGATAATGGCTAAAAGATACGGCGTAAAAGTATTTTGCATTGATAATTTAATGGTAGTTGAAAATGATGAGAAAGAAGAATTAAGAAATCAAACTGAAATAGTGAAAAAATTAAAAAGCTTCGCTAAAAAATATAATGCAATAGTTCATTTAGTAGCACATCCAAGAAAAGCACAAAATGGTCAAGTAGGACTTGATAAATCAGATATAAGTGGATCAGCTAATATAACAAATCTAGCAGATTATGTAATGCTAGTTCAAAGGATAAAAGAAGAAGATGAAGAAGGTAATAAAATAGATAAACATACTTTATTTTCAATAGACAAGGATAGGTATATGGGTACTAGATTAGATACTGCTCTATTATTCGATAAAGACAGAAGAAGGTTTTATAAAAAAAATGGTAATGGAGAAGAATTAGAAGTTAATTATTTACTTGAGGAATTTGAACAGATAGAAGGGGAATGGATATGGGAAGATTAGAAGTAAGTCAATGGGGACACAATATAAATAATGAATTGAAATATACATATGAAAAAGAATATGAAGAAAAACCAGTTAAAAATATTAGTATGAGTAAAGAAGAATTTGACAAATATATAAAAGAGTTGGAAATGAAAAACAGATGGAAAAATAGGGGGATAAGATGAAAACTTATACAACTGATGAAATGATTATAGTATTAAGTAAAATAGATTTTGATATAACTTTTTTACTAGAAGAAAATAGAAATATTCATGTATTTAATGATGTTTATAGAAACATATGCAAAGGCGAATATGGAAGTGGAGATATAGTTAAATTTAATAAGAATGACTATATAAATAAAAAATGGGTGATTAAATAATGAATAAAAAATGTGATAATACAAGTTGCATATATCATAAAACTTGTTTAATAGATAATTTTAATAGAAATCCAAAGTGTACTGGAAAGCTAAGCATTAAGAATCCACAACATCCAAACTTCCAAGCTACTACAAGAGGAAGCGATGAAAAAAAGGAGTAGATAAACAAATGACAAGTGAAGCTATTGAAAAAAATAAACTTTTACTTGAATATGAAAAGCTAATAGATAGACTTGAGAAAGCTGAAAAATGGGCTAGTGATAATAACTATGCTTGGGAGTTTGTAAAGGCTTCAAAGTATAAGATATGGCACGAGAGAGATAATATAATAAAAGAAATAGAATTCGTTAGGGAATTATTAGGGGCTAAGTATTAATGCCCTTTTTTATTTCCATTACTTACAAGTATATTTATTTTAAATTTAGGTATATTATTAATATATAAAAAATTGAATAAAACACATATGGGTAATTTACTATCCAAAGGTTGAGGCATAAGATTAGATGGCAAAGGTTAAGACCAACTTGTTACTTATAGCACTCGACAAGCCACATAGTTTTTAATATGCTAAGTAGTATGTAAATGTAAGAAGATAATAATATGTTTTATACTAACTACGTGGTATGTAAATTTCAAGAGCCACTTAGGTTTTATGCTAACTACGTGGTATGTAAATTTAGATAAGGATAAGAAGAATATTTGGTATATCTTAGTTTTATGCTAACTATGTAGTATGTAAATCACTTTGAGAAGTATGGATATAGTGAAGCTGATTTAGGTTTTATACTAACTATGTGGTATGTAAATTTCAAGAGCCATTTATTGCCCTTCTAAGAGGTTTTAGTTTTATACTAACTATGTGGTATGTAAATGTAACTCTATAAAGGTTTAAAGCGAATGTTTTTCTCATGTTTTATACTAACTATGTGGTATGTAAATAGAGATAATTATTTTGAAATTAAAGAAATAATCTATAGTTTTATACTAACTATGTGGTATGTAAATTAGTTCTTAAACTTGTTAAATCTCTTTCATATTGTGCGTTTTATACTAACTATGTGGTATGTAAATCCAGTTTAAAATCTATCAAGAAAACATCAGCTTCATCGTTTTATACTAACTATGTGGTATGTAAATGCTAAGAGCAATAGAAATAATAATACTGATGCAATAGGTTTTATACTAACTATGTGGTATGTAAATTTTAGTTTTGTAATAGACCGCTAATAAATATAGCAAGGTTTTATACTAACTATGTGGTATGTAAATACGTCGCAAGCTTGTGTGTAACCTATATTAAATAAAATAAATTATGTGTTTTAAAAGAGGTCTTAATGACTTCTTTTTTTATTGGAAAGGATTAAATTATGATTACTGTTAGAAAATTAAAATTAATTATTGTTAATGAAAATGAGGAATTAAGAAAAGAACAATATAAATTTATAAGAGATAGTCAGTATGCACAATACCAAGCACTTAATTTAGGTATGGGATATATAATGACAGGTTATCTTGTAAGTAATAGAGATATTAAATCAGAGGAATTTAAAGAACATCAAAAGAACTTAAAAAACTCTAATCCTATATTTAAAAATTTAGAACTAGGAAAAGGAATAGATACCTTATCATTAGTTACACAGAAGGTAAAAAAAGATTTTAAAACATCTTTAAAAAATGGATTAGCCAAAGGAGAAAGAAGTTCTATAAATTATAAAAGAAATTTCCCTTTAATGACTAGGGGGAGAGATTTAAAATTCTATGAACAAGATGGAGATATATTTATAAAATGGGTTAATAAGGTAATTTTTAAAGTTGTATTTAATGCTAGAAAGGAAAATACTTTAGAACTTCAACACACTTTACAGAAGGTAATAAATAAAGAATATAAAGTAATGCAAAGCAATTTGGAATTTGATAAAAATAATAATTTAATACTTAATTTAACTTTAGATATACCATTTAAACAAGAAGAAATATTTATAAAAGGTCGAGTTTTAGGTGTTGATTTAGGGGTTAAATATCCAGCTTATGTATGTCTAAATGATGATACTTATAAAAGAGAGCATATAGGAGAAGCATTAGAACTTATAAAACAAAGAGAACAGTTTCAAGAGAGAAGAAGAAGAACTCAACAACAATTAAAAAATGTTAAAGGTGGAAAAGGTAGAAATAAAAAGCTAAAGAATTTAGAGAGGTTAAGTGATTGTGAAAGAAATTTCGCTAAAACTTATAATCATATGATAAGTAAAAGGGTAGTTGATTTTGCTAAAAAACATAAATGTCAATATATACATTTAGAAAAGCTAACAAAAGAAGGATTTGAAGATAGCATTTTAAAAAACTGGAGTTATTATGAACTTCAAACAATGATAGAGTATAAAGCGGATAGAATAGGGATAAAAGTTAAGTATGTTAATCCTGCATATACATCTCAAACTTGTAGTAAATGTGGGAATATAGATAAAGAAAATAGGCAAACTCAAGAAAAATTTGAATGCACTAAATGTGGTTTAAAATTAAATGCAGACCATAATGCAAGCATAAATATTGCTAAAAGTAAAGATTTTATATAAATAGGCTAGGTTAATCCTAGTCTTTTTTATATTAAAAAACTACCACATAAAAAGATAATAGATTCCTAAGATAATAAAGAAAAAAATAAAATATTTTGTTTGAATTTGTGTTATAATATAATTATATCAATTATAATTGATTACAAGTGATTATATAAAAAAGGAAGATGTTATGGCAGAAAATAAAGTAATAAATAAAACTTATACTATGAGGATACCCGTAGAACTTTATGAAAAGCTTGAAAAAGAAGCTGAAAGAAGAAAAAGAAGTGTAAATTTTATAGTAAATGAAAAACTTGAAAAGGCTTATAAAAATAATAAGAGGTAACAGTGATGAATATTAGAAAATTGAAAAATGTATGTGATAATTGCGATTATAAAGGAGATAATTTAGTTATTTTATCCATAGCGAATGAAATTATTATATTATGTGCTGATTGTTTAGAAGAATTGAAAGATTTAAATAATCTTTTAATTGCAAGTCTAATAACTGAAAAATAGAATTTATTTAGGGGAGTAAAAATGAAAAGTACAACAGATATAATTTACAATCATATAGTTAAACAAAAAGGGGATGAAGTTGTATCCGTAGAAATTGATTTTAATAAAAACTTAATACATATACTCACTCAATATATGTATAAAAGTGCTAACAAAACTTTTAAAAGTTTGATAGAAAAAGAAGAAGCAGAAAAGAAAGCTAAATTTAATAGTGTTATACTTATGCCATATTTCTTAAAAGAAAGTAAGAAATGGGAAAATAGAATAGGTATACCTTTAAAATATTGGTCAGAAGCTGAACATATAAAATTTAAAACATATTTTATGAAAAAGTATGGTGATATGGTTAAATGATAGTGTTAGCAAAACTAATAATTGTAAGCTATTTAATGGTAAAATTAGCAGTATTTTTAGCAGAAAGGGAAGGTAAATAAATATGAATAAAGTGGTTTTAACTGGAAGATTAGTAAGGGATAGTGAGCTTAGTTATATAGCTTCTACATCTACGCCTAAAATGAGTTTTTCAATGGCAGTAGAAAGAAATTATCAAAAGGATAAAAATAATAAAAAAGTTGATTTTATAAACTGTGAACAACTTGGGAAGCATACAGAAAACTTATGTCAGTATGTAACTAAAGGGAAACAAATATTAGTTGAAGGTGAGTTAAACATTGATAATTATGAAAAGGACGGAGAGAAAAGAAGCTTTACAAAAGTAAAAGTTGATAGATTAGAGTTTTTAAGTAATGCAGCTGCTGAAAAGAAAACTAATACAGATACTTTAGAATTTACAGATTTTCAAGAAGTAGATAATGACGAGGATATACCATTCTAAAGTATAGGGGGAGTATTATGAATATAGATAATAATGCAATAAAACCAAGTCATTACAAGGCAGGAGAATTTGATGTTATAGCATTTTGCCAGTTGCATGATATAAATTTTGATTTAGGAAATGTTATAAAGTATGTAACTAGAGCAGGAAAAAAAGAAAATAATAGCGAGTTGCAAGATTTGAATAAAGCTATGGAATATTTAAAAAGAAGAATTGAGTTTATAAAAGGGGAATAATTATGGAAGTTAAAGGCTTTGAAGTTGAAGGAGTAATAAAAGTTGATAATGTTAGGATATATGGAATAGAAGAAAGTATAATAGCTAGTGGTTATCCTATGCAAACTGAAACTTTTAATATGAATGAAATAAACCTAAAAGATAAAGATTTAAAAAGGGCTATGCACTTAGGAAATGCAGTTGCAGGAAGTGGGCATGATTGTTTTACTAAAGGTATAACAGTACAATTTGATTTGCAAGTATCCGAGTACATATGGCGTCAATTAGACAGATATCATTTTATAGACTATGTGAGTAGTCAAAGCAAGATGCACAGAATATTAAAACTTGATATAGATAAAGCTTGTAATAAGTATGTCTTAGATAACACAAAAGAAACTTTAAAAAATCTTATAGACACTTACAATAGAGAAACAAACGATTTAGGTAAAAAAGAATTATTTAATCATATAATAGCAAATACTCCGAGTGGCATAATGCTAACTGCTAGAATGACAACTAATTATTTACAACTTAAATCTATAGTTAATCAGAGAAGTAACCATAAAATGCAAGAGTGGAGATTATTGTGCGATTATTTTAAAACATTACCTATGTTTGATATGGTTTGTAAGTAGGAGGGACTATGCAAAAGTTATTAATGAGTAATATTTTGATGTACGATAAGATATTAGATTTAGAATATAGAAACGAAATGTTATTACTTGAAAACATTGATTTAAAGAAAAATAAATTACATAATCTAGAAATATATAAAAAACTTAGTGCAGTTAATATGTTTAATAAACTAGATGAAGAAGTAAAAGAAGTTGCTGGTGCTATATTAATGAATGATAGAGAAAATTTAGCAGAAGAACTACTTGACGTTATTCAATGTTGTTATGGTATAGCTTTTACTAAGGGAATAAATTTAGAAGATCATATAAATAAACATAATGAGAAGTTATTAAGCAGAGGGCATAAGTTTATAGATTAATGACAATATATGGAAGCTATTTAAATCAATTCTAAGGGGCTTTGAAATTAGTCCCCTTGTATTTTATCATTAATAAAAAATAAATATAAATATACGGTTAATTTTAAAAGACATAAAATATGTACTTTTATGCCATTTAAAAATAAATAACTTTACAATTAAGTAATTTCAATAGACAGAAGGATATTTATTATGTCAGTCGATTTTACTTTATTTTTAAATATGTCAGTTAGAATAAAGGGTGAGATGATATGAAAAATACTTTAGGTGATTTAAATAATCATTTATTTATGCAATTAGAAAGGCTAAATGATGAAGATTTAAAAGGAGATAAATTGACAGAGGAAATCGAAAGGTCAAAAGCAGTTACTAATGTGGCAAAAGAAATAATAGCAAATGCAAATATTGTACTTCAAGCTAGAAAATATACTACTGAATATCTATCAGAAGTACCTAAGATGTTAGAGGGATAATTATGAGTAGACCAAAAGGAAGCAAAGACAAGAAACCACAACATAAATGGACTGATGAAGAAAAAGAATATTTAGCTTCAATAGTAAAAGGTAGTACATATAAAGAAATTACAAAACAAATGAATGATAAGTTTGAGTATAATTTTTCAGAAGAGCAAATAAAAGGAATGATGTATAGGAATAAACTGACTACTGGCACTGGTGGGTATTTTAAAAAAGGCTCAACTCCTTGGAATAAAGGATTGAAAGGATATATGGGTGCTAATAAAACTTCATTTAAAAAAGGTACTATTCCACCAAATCAAGTACCAATAGGAACTGAAAGTATAGCTAAAGGTGGATATATAAAAGTTAAGGTGGGTGAACCTAATAAATGGGAATTGAAACAAAGATACATATATGAGCAACATCATGGAGAAATTCCTAATAATTGCAATGTAATATTTGCAGATAAGAACATTCGTAACTTTGATATAAACAATTTAGTATTAGTTTCAAAAGCTGAAATGCTTATACTAAACAAAAATAAGTTAATATTCGAGGATAAAGAACTTACGAAAGTAGGGGTTAATATAGCTAAGGTTATTGACAAAACTAAGAAAAGAAGTAAATAATATCTAGGGGGTATTATGACTAAAGATAAATACAAATATATTGAAGGGTTATTGAGAAATTATAAAAAAAATAAATCAAGAATTAAAATATTAGAGTTGGGGTTAGTTACTGATGATGATTATACGCTTACTGCGATAGATTACTCAAAAGATAAAATACAAACATCTAATAAAAGTGATTTATCTGATGCAGTAGTTAAAAGAGAAAAGGAATTAGATAAATTAAAGTATGAAGTAAAATTAACAGATGCACTCTTAGAAAGCTTAAATAATAAAGATAGATATATAATTGAAGCTTTTTACATAGAAAATATAAGAATGAACAAAATAGCTGTAAAGTTGAATTACTATGAAACTAAAAGCGTATGGAATAACAAAGATAGAATAATGAATAGCTTAGTAGAATTAGTGTAGGTGTAAAGCCTACTTTTTTTATTATAAAAACCTTGAAAGTATTGAAATTACTATATTCTTACTTTGAATTTGCATTTCTTTTACAAATCAGAAGTAGTACTATAATAACATAGATGTTTTATGAAAATTTCATAATTATTCTTAATCTCCTTTATTTTATATCATTTTAATTTTATTTTTTGTTTTGATTTTTTATCCTAGTATATCAGTTTAAAACTGGTGTGCTAGTATTAAAACTCAAAGGTGGTAGAGTTGAAGGGGAGAAAAACTAAGGTTAAAACTAAGGTATGGAAAGATGTAGATGAAGTTGTAAAAGCTACTATTGAAGTACCTAAGAGGGTGCAATGGCTAGTTGAAGTCATGGAAGAAGTACCGAAGGGGGAGAGAAGTCTAAGAGATTAGGCTTCTTTTTATTTTATTTAAGGAGGTGGAACTTTGAGTTTAACCACAAAACAAGAAATATTCGTACAAAGGCTTCTTGAAGGGAATACTCAAGCAGAAGCCTACCGTTTTGCATATAATTGTGAAAATATGAAAGATAAGACAATAATTGAAAAAGCTTCTAAATTAATGGCACAAGGCAATATTAGGGCAAGGTATGAGGAATTATTAGAAGAACATAAGCAAAAAGCGTTATGGAACAGAAGCAAAGCAGAAGAAAAGCTTATGTGGTTATTAGATAAATCACAAGAAGATATAGAATATAGAGGATTAAAACAAGCTAACAGTTCATCGATGCTTAATACTATAAAAGAATTGAATGCACTTACTGACTTATACCCTAAGAAAAACAAACAAGAAGATGCTAATTTAGAAGATAGAGAAGCAGAAAAAATAGCGAATGCGATACTTGAATTGAGGGGTAAAAATGGAACTAGATAATTATACACCTAAGCAAATTGAAGTATTGGAAAGCTTCGCAATAGATAATCCTAAAATTCTTATTTGTAGTGGGGCAAAAAGAGCAGGAAAAACTTTTATATTGATAAAAATATTTTTAGCTCATGTATCTTTGTTTAGAAATAAAGGAGTTAGTTTTATAATTGGTGGAACTACTCAATCTTCTATAAGAAGAAATATTTTAAATGATATGGAATTAATTTTAGGTAGAGAAATAATTCTAGGTAAAGATAGTTCTTTTAAGTTGTATGGAAATAAAATTTATTGTTTTCATGGTGCTAATGCAGATAGTTATAAAGCTATGAGAGGGTTTACAAGTGCTGGTGCATTACTTAATGAAGCTACTACATTGCATGATAGTTTTGTAAAAGAAGCCATTTCAAGATGTTCTTATGAAGGTGCTAGAATTTTCATGGATACAAACCCTGAAAACCCTACTCATACAGTAAAAGTAGATTACATAGATAAAGATGGTCAATTGTTATCTAATGGACAATTAAATATAAAAGCTTTTAATTTTACTTTATATGATAATACATTTTTAAATAAAGAGTATATAGAAAGTATTGAAGCTTCTACTCCTAGTGGAATGTTTTACGATAGAGATATATTAGGAACATGGGTTGCATCAGAAGGGGTAGTATATCAAGATTTTAATAAAGATAAGCATTATATAAAAAATATAGATAAAGTTGATATTAAAAAATACTTTTGTGGCGTTGACTTTGGTTGGGAACATTATGGCTCAATAGTAGTAGTTGGAAAAGATTTGAATGATAATTATTACTTAATAAAAGAATATGCTTACCAACATAAAGACATAGAAGAATGGATTGATATTGCTAAAGAAATTAAAGCTAAGTATGGCAATGTTAATTTTTATTGCGACCATGCTAGACCTGATTATATAGATAAACTTAAAAGAAGTGGTATAAGGGCAATAAATGCTAATAAAGAAGTGTTAGAAGGTATATCAATGATAGCTAAGTTATTTAAAACAGATAAGCTTTTTATACTTGAAGATAATGTATCTAGATTTAAAGATGAAATATATAACTATGTTTGGCAAAAAGGCAAAGATGATCCAGTTAAGCAATTTGATGATGTTTTAGATAGTTTAAGATATGCTATTTATTCAGAATCAAAGAGAAATGGCAAGATGTTTGATAGAAACAAGTATAACGTATAGGAGGTGTATTATGAGAAAAATAAAAATAGATAAAGATTATACTTTGACTAATGATTTAATACTTGATTTAATAGGTAAGCATAGTACAGAAAAATCAAGATTAGAAAAGCTTCTAAGATATTACAATAATGAAAATGATAAGATAAGTAATAGAGTATATAAAAATAAAAATAAGCCACAAAATAGATTGTCTCATCCTTACGCTCAATATATAACTGATACTGCGACTGGATATTTACTAGGTAAGCCTATTGCTTATATTACAGAAGATAAAAAGCTTTTAGAAGAAATAACTGATATATTTAAGTATAATGATGAAGCTGATAATAATACAACTTTAGCAAAGATGGCTTCTATATATGGTTATGCTTATGAAATAATGTACATAGATAAATATGCTAATCCTAGATTTAAAGCTATTGATCCTTCTCAACTAATAGTTTGTTATGATAATACTTTAGAAGAAAATATAATATTAGCTATAAGATATTATGATGAAATAATTAGAGTTAATGATGAAGATGAAACAATAACTAGACTTGAAATATATACTAAGCCTACTCAAAATGATAAAGGGCAAATAGTTGCTAATGGTAAAATCATAAGAGGAACTATAGAAGATGATAATGTAATTTTATCAGATGAAGAAGCTTGTTATTTTGATGATATACCAGTAAATGTTTATATCAATAATGATGAATTATATGGTGATTTTGAAAAAGTAATAAGCTTAATAGATGCTTACGACCAAAGTCAATCTGATACTGCTAATGACTTTGAATTATTTACTAACTGTATGCTTGTAGTAAATGGTGAGTTAATAGATGATGAACAAGCTAAAGACTTAAATGACATAAATTTAATACAATTTTTAAATTCAGATAGTGATGCAAAATATCTTATAAAAGATATACAAGATACTGCTTTAGAGAATTATAAAAATAGATTAAATGAAGATATACATAGATTTAGTTTTGTGCCTAATATGACTGATGAAAACTTTAGTAATAACGCTAGTGGTATCGCGATGAAGTTTAAGCTTATGGGGCTTGAAAACTTAGTAGGAGTTAAGGAAAGTAAATTTAAAAAAGGTTTAATGAGAAGAATAGAATTGTTATGTGCTTATACTAAAATGAAAAATAACAGTGATTATTCTTATTTAGCTATTGAGCCAGTGTTTACAAGAAATACTCCTAACAATGAGCTTGAATTATCACAAATAATGCAAAACTTAACTGGAATATTATCAGAAGAAACTATTATAGGAATGTCACCTAGAGTTTCAGATATTCAAACAGAAATAGAGAAAAAAGAAAATGAAGCTAATAAGCTTTATGAGGACAATTATTCTGAATTAGGTGTTGCAGATGAAGAATAATTTACCTAATGAAGAATATTGGATCAAAAGAGAAGCTTATAAACTGAAAAAAGGTTTAAAAGATTTAAAGAAAATAGAAAAAGAATTAGTAAAAGCATATAAGGAAGCTATGGATAACATAGGCAAGGAAATAAGCAATTTATTTTACAAATATGCTGATGATAATAATTTAAGCTATAAAGATGCTCAAAAGCTTCTAAATGGTAAAGAATTTAAAGAATTTAAGCATGATTTAAAAACTTATATGAAGCTTATCGAGGAAACTGGGGATGAAGAACTTTTACTAGAGTTAAATACTTTAGCTATGAAAAGCCGTATAAGCCGTTTAGAAGAAATGTTTTATCAGTGTGGTAAATACATTAATGAAGTATATGAAAACACTAATAAAAGGCTTCAAATAGCTTATAGTAGTACTATAAAGGATAATTACTATCAAACTATATATGATATACACAAAGCAATAGGTGTTGGTGTTAGTTTTTCATATATTGATAATGATATGATAAAAGAGATATTAGCTTTCCCTTGGAGTGGTAGACATTATAGTCAAAGGTTATGGAGTAACAGAACTAAGTTAAAAAATGCTATGGTTGAAGAACTTACGCAAATGCTTATACAAGGCAAAGGAGTAAAAGAAACTTCTAAAGCTTTATCTAAGAGATTAGATGCAGATTTAAAGAATTGTATTAGGCTTATACATACAGAACATAGTTATTTTATGGGAGAAGCTACTGCAAAAGCTTATGAAGAAATGAATGTAGATAAATACCAATTCCTTGCTACTTTAGATAATAGGACTTCTGAAATATGCCAAAAGTTAGATGGGAAAGTATTTAATTTAAAAGATAGAGTAGTTGGGGTTAATGCTTCGCCTATGCACGTTCACTGTCGCTCTTGTGAAATACCTTATATAGAGGATAACTATTCAACTAGATTTGCAAGAGATGGCAAAGGAAAAAGAATAGAAATTCCATCTAATATTACATATAAAGAATGGAAAGAAATTTATAAAATAGATTAACTTTAGTTAGTCTTTTTTTATTGCAATTAGCTAACAACAATCTAACAACAATGTAACAAATAAAACGTAGTGTTTTCAATGGTTGTAGAGATTTACTAACAACAATCTAACAACAATCTAACAACACTATCAAAGAATAAAGAATAAATATATATTATATATAGTATTTTTAGCTTTTACTAAAGTCTTTGGTAAGGGCTTTTTTTATTGTCTTTTACTTGTTAGACGTTAAAGAAATAAGGTTTATTAATTATATTTAAAGTTGACGAACTTAAAACGGATATTAAGTCTACTATGACTTTAAAATAGGAGGATTAAAATGGAAAATTTAGAAAACAACGTTGTTAATAATGAAATACAAGAAAACACAGAAGTAGAAGCTAAAGAAGTTAAGACTTTTACTCAAGATGAACTTAATAAAATAGTTGCAGAAAGAATAGCTAAAGAAAAAAAGAAATTAGATGCTGAAAGATTAAAGCAACAAGAAATGCAAGAAAAGCTTATAGAAGAAGAATCTGAAAAACTTGCTAAAATGACAGAAGCTGAAAAGATAAAAGCTAAAGCTGAAAGAGAGCGTAAAAGATTTGAAGATAAAGTAGCTAAATTTGAAGCTGAAATGAAAGCATTTGAACAAGAAAAAATAAAAAACCAAACTATGAAGCTTTTAAGTGAAAAAGGATTACCAGTTGAATTATGTCAATTTATACAATCAAATACTGCTGATGAGATAATGGAAAATGTAGAAGTGTTTGAAAAATGTTGGTCAGAAGCTATAGAAAAAAGTGTAAATGCTAGATTGAGAACAAGTGGTGAGTTAAAAACTTCAACTACTACTAAAGCTACTTATACAGTAGACCAATTAAGAAATATGTCAGCAGAAGAAATAAATAAAAACTGGGATAAAATAAAAAATAATTTTAGATAAGAAAGGATAGCTTGTAAAAGCTATTATGGTGAAATAATATGGCAGTAACTAACTTTATACCTTCAATTTGGGAAGCAAGATTATTAGCAAAATTCCACGAAAGAAGTATAACAGACTTAATAACTACAGCACCTACAAAGGTAGAAGGAAATAAAATAATATTTAACCATGTATCAGATGTATCTATAAATGCTTACACTGGGACTGTAAATTTTGAAGATTTAACAACTTCTAAGGTAGAATTACCATTAGACCACAAGAATTACTGGGCGTTCAAAGTTGATGATGTAGACGCAGTTCAAGCAGCAGGAGATTTAATAGATCCACACGTTCAAGAGGCAGGATATGGATTACAAGAAGCTACAGATAAATATGTATTAGATGAAGCTTTAAAAACTGAAAACACAGTAACAAAAAATGAATTAAAAGCTTATGATATAATAGTTAAATGTAATACAGAATTAAATAAAAAGAAAGTTCCTAAAGCTGATAGATTTGCAGTAATAAATGCAGAAGTTTTAGAAGAATTAAACTTAGATGCAAGATTTACTGCTAACTATACAATATTAGAAAACGGAATAATAGAAGGTGGAGATATAAACGGAACTAAGTTAATATTCTCTGAAGAATTAAACGAAGGAAACTATGCTATAGTAGCTTTACATAAATCTGCTATAGGATATGGAAAACAATTAGAAGAAACAGAAGCTATGAGATTACAAAACTCTTTTGCTGATGGAGTTAGAGGATTACAAGTAGATGGGGTTAAAACTTTAAGACCTGATGCAATAGTTAAGTGTACTCAAGCCTAGCACACGAAGTGCTTCAATACCAACTAAAACAGTTGAGTTAGTCGAAGAAGTGGAAGTCCCACAAAAGAAAGCTAGAAAGAAAAAAACTACTAAGAAGGTAGGAGAATAATCTCCTATCTTTTTTCTTTAGGTAGGTGATTATTTATGTTAGAAAATATAAAATTAATATTAAATCTTACTGATGATTCTCAAGATAACTTAATATTATTGTATTTAGCTAAAGTTGAAACTATGGTTGTAGACTATTGTAATGTAAATGAGTTAACAGGGGGGCTAGAAAGCTTTATAGAAGATAAAATTGTATCTATTATGAAGCCTATGGTAAGTGGTGGAACTCAGAATACTGGTGAAATTAAGTCTATAAGCAGAGGGGACACTAAAATAGAATACAATGTAGCTGATGCAGTTGCATCTACTTCAAACGGTGCAAGTTTAACTTCATCTGATAAAGAATTTCTTAAACAGTACAGAAGGGCTAGGTGCTATTAATGACTGATATTGAAATATTAGAAAGCACTTATTTTGATAAATGTACTATTAAGAGAAAAGTTAAATCTAAAAATGAAAATACTGGTGTAACTGAAACTGTAGAAGAAATAATAGCTGAAAATGTTAAATGTGCTTTATCTAAAAAAGATACTCCTATAATGACGTCTGATGGAGTTGGTAAATTAGCTTTTTCACACTTATTATTTTTAAATCCTAATATAGATTTACAAGAAGGTGATACAGTAGAAGTTACTACAATGGGTAAAATATCTATTTATTTAGCTTCTAAGCCTTTTCATTATTCTTCTCATAGTGAAACTTTATTAAACTATAAAGAGAGGGTTTAAAATGGAAATTCAAGGATTAGATAAATTTGCTAAAACTTTAAATAATGCTAGTAATAATTTTGAGGATGAAGCAGAAAAAGCATTAAATAATATTACTAATAAACTTATAGCAAAAGTAAAATTAAAAACTCCAGTAGCAAAGAAAAATGGTGGAACATTGAGAAGGAACTGGCAACCTAAAAAAGTAGGTAAGTTTGAAAGATTAGTTTACAATAACACTTCTTATGGGGTATATGTAAACTACGGACACCGAACAAGAGGTGGAAAATCCTTTGTTGATGGCGTTTATATGCTTGAAAAATCAGTAAAAGAAATTGAATCAGAACTTGATAAAGAATTTTCTATAATGATAGATAATCTTTTCAAGTAGAAAGTAGGTTAATATGATAACTTACAAAGATATTTTATATTCTACTACTAAAATTTTATCTGATAATTTTAATTGTGATGTAATAGTTAAAAATCAAGAGGGGACTTTTGAGAACGAATGTTTTTATGTAACTTTGGTACCAGTTACAGTCAAAGCTTCTACTTGTAAAACTAATGAAAAACAATTAATGATTTCAATAAAATATTTTGGTGGTAGTAAACTAGATAATTATGATATAGCTGATAAATTAGAAGGTTTATTTGCTAGAAATATAAAAGTTAATAATGAGTTTTTAAATATATCTAACGTTGAGCCTAACTTTTTAACTGACGAAGTAGGGGATATGTTAGATTTTTTAATTTATACAACTTATTATGATGAAATTCTTATAACTCAAGAAGATTATGAGTTTATGCAAGAATTAAATACTAGATTAATTTATGAAACTTAATAGGAGGTGTTTTTATGGCTTTAGGATTACCAAGTGTTAATATAGTCTTTAAACAAGAAGGTATAACTGCTATAGAACGTGGTGAGCGTGGTATAGTTGCACTTGTTTTAAAAGATTCAAATGCTTTAGGAGGTCATACCGTATATGATATAACAGACTGCCCTCAAGAACTTTCAGAAGAAAATAGAAGATATGTAATAGATGCTTTAATAGGGAATACTAATGCACCTTTAAGAGTTGAATTATTTGTAGTTTCAGATTTAGAAAATGAAAATCTTACTAAGGTACTAGATTACTTTGAAGAAACTGCTTTTGATTATATATGTTCACCTCATTTCAGTAAACAAAATAATACAGAAGTAGCAACTTGGATAAAAGGGTTAAGAGATAACGAAGGTGTTATGGTTAAAGCAGTATTAGCAAATGAAGCTTCTGACCATGAAGGAATAATAAACTTTGCTACTGACAATATAGTTACTGCTCATAAAACTTATAAAACTGCTGAATTTACACCAAGAATAGCAGGATTAATAGCAGGAACAAGCTTAAAAATAGCTACTACTTATGCAAACTTACCTGACGTTTTAGAAGTGCCTTTTAAGAAGAAAAGATTAGTTGGTGAAGATGTTAAAGAAGGTAAGCTAGTTATATTTAAACAAAGTGGTCAATACAGAATAGCTAGAGGTGTAAACTCATTAACTACTACTTCTGATGTAAAAGGTGAATCATTCCAAAAGATAAAAATAACTGACATAATGGACTTAATGTCTAATGATATAAGAAAAACATGTCATAGAAGCTATATAGGTAAATATGCTAACTCTTATGATAACAAGTGTATATTAATGACTGCTATAGAAGGGTATTTAGATCAATTAGTTCTTGATGGATTAATTGAAAGAAATACTGTAAAAGTTGAAATAGATATGGAAGCACAAAAAGCTTATTTAAAATCTATAGGTATAGATATATCTGAAATGAGAGAGCAAGAAATAAAAGAAGCGAACACTAGAGATAAAGTATTCATAGCTATAAAGTGTAAGATACTTGATGCTATAGAAGAAATTAACCTTCGTGTGTTTATATAGGAGGTGCTTTGAATGTTAGATGCTACTAAAGTTATAAACGGTACTTATGGTCAAGTATTTTTAGGTGATGATGAAGTTGCAGAAATGAAAGCATTTCAAGCAAAACTTGAATTCCAAAAGGAAGAAATAAAAATAGCAGGACAAATGGCACTAGACACTAAATTAATGGGTTATAGTGGTAAAGGCTCATTACAATTACATAAAGTAAATTCAAGAATGGTTAAAACTTTACTTAATGAAATAAAAGAAGGTAAAGACCCTAGATTTACTCTTATAGGAAAACTTGCTGATCCTAACAGTGAAGGTGCTGAAAGAATAGCTATAAAGAATGTATCATTTGATGATTTAACATTATTTGATTTTGAGGTAGGGGCAGTAGGTCAAGTTGAATGTCCTTTTACTTTTACAGATATGGAAACAATCGACTTAATATAATGTAAAACTAAATAATTTAATAAAAGGCTAGAGGTTACTCTAGTCTTTATTTTTATATAAAGGAGAATATAGACTATGAGTAACATTATAGATTTATTATTAAATGCAGATTTAGAACAAATAGAAAGACCTAGTAAGGAAGTTGAAATAAAAAGATTAACTAATATATTTGGGGAAAAGTTTACAGTTTTATGTAAAGCTTTAGCTTATGATAAATATAGCGAAATACAAGAAAATTGTATTGACATAACAACTAAAGAGCCTACGTTTGACTTACAAAAACTTCAAATAGAATTAGTTTTTAATGGTGTATTTAATGCACAAGATGGAACAAGATTTTTCTCTAATAAAGACCTTCATAAAAAATTCAAAGTACCTAACGGTAAGGAATTTATAAAAAAACTTTTATTGAGTGGGGAAATAAGTGCATTAGCTGACACTATAACTGAATTAACTGGATTTAAAGGTGATTTAATAGAAGAAGTAAAAAACTAATAAAGACTGATGATAATACTTTCTTAATGTTTTATTTATTTCATAAGAAAAATGTCATTAGTCCTAAAGAAAGCTATAATCTATTAAATTCTATGAATAAAGGCGAAAAAGAAATACTTTTAGCTTTTATTAAACAAGAAATGGAAATAGAACAAAAGAAAAACTCCTTAGAGGAGGTGTAATAAATGAGTAGTACAGAAAAAGTTTTAAGGGCTAAAATTCAAGCAGTTGATAATTTTACTAAGCCTATGCAAAAGGTTATATCTCAAACTAAAGCATTTCAAGCTACTGCAAAAGCAGTCAAGCCTTTAGTATTAAAAGCTAAGGATATGGCTAGTAAAGTTATATCTAAAGTTAAAGCTCAAGTAGATAAATTTAAGGCTACTAAATTTGGTCAGTTTGTGCTTAAAGCTAAAGATATGGCTTCTAAAGTATTGACTAAAGTAAATGGAATGTTACGGTCATTTGCAAGTAAAGCTTGGAGTGCTACTGTATCAGTAAAAGATAAAGCTTCTAGTGTATTATCAAGTATTCAAGGGAAATTAAGTGCATTAGCTTTAGGTGCTACTGTTATGGTAGGTGCTAAGACTGGTTTTAATGAACTAGCAAACGAACAAACTGAAAAACTTACTATAAACAGAGTAATTAAAAATAGTGGAAAGTCTAAAGAAGAAGCTAAAAAATCAACTGATGAATTTTATAAATATCTAGAAGAATATGCAAATAAAACTCCTTTTGAAACAAGTGCAGTAACTCAATTTGGTACTAAAGCTATGATGATGTCAAAAGGTAATGTTGATAATGCTAAACAACTTACAGACATGATGGGAAATGTAAAAGCCTTTGTTGGAAATCTTAGGACTGAAACAGAGGTTGCAGAAGCTTTCTTTAGTGCTAATAATGGCAATATGGAAATGCTTAATAATATGTTAGGTACTCAATATAAAACTTTTGAAGAAGCTAAAGAAGGTATTGCTAAAAATCAAGGTGGATTAGTTGAAGAAATGTCTACTACTTTAGGTGGTTTATTGTCTACAATAAGTGGTAAGGCTAAAAATAGCTTAAAAGGTGTTACTAAAGTATTTACTGATATGTTAAGTGGTAGTATGAGTGGGATAATAGGCTTTATAGATAGTATCTCACCTAAAATGGTTGCTATGGCTGAAGCAGTAAAAGTAGGTTTTGAAGCTTTTGCTAAGTCTGAACAAGCTAGTCAATATATGCAAATATTTAAAACTGTATTTGAAGTAGCTTGGAGTTTAGTAAAAAGCACTATAGAAGCAGTAAGACCAGTCATAGAAGCTATATTTAACTTTATAGCACAACATTCTACTGAAATATCTACTATAATTCAAACATTCGGTACTATATGGCAATCAGTATGGAAAACAGTCGGTGTACTTTTACAAGGTGCTTGGAGTATATGTGAGCCTATATTAAGTACACTTTTAAATGCTTTATCCAAAGTTAGTGGGGCAGTAGAAGATATTTGCAGTTGGTGGAACAAGATGACTGAACTTCTTAAAACTCCTATTGAAGCAACTGTAAATGTAGTTAAAAAAGGTACTTCTTGGGTAAAAGATAAGTTAGGATTATCAGAAGGTAATAATGCCTTTGGTAGTGGTAGAATTGCAAGAGATGGAACTGTTAGAACACTTCATGAGGGAGAAAAAATTCTGACAAAACAAGAGGCAAATAGATATGACAAAGGTTTAAGTAATCAAGGTGTAAACATAACTATAAATGGTTTAACAGTAAGAGAAGAAGCTGACATAAATAAAATAGCTAATACAATGGTTAGAAAGCTAAAAGAAGCGAGTTTAGGATATTCAAGTATAGGAGGTATGGCTTAATGTTAGAACTTTATTTAAAAGAAAATGACAGTAATGTTTTAAGATTTCCAGTAACTCCTAGTGAGGTTATATGCGAAACTTCTGCTAATATATCTACTGAAAGTATAAATGATTTAGGTAATGTGAGTTTATTTAGTGGGGTTGAACTTAAAAGTATACCTATAGATAGCTTCTTTCCTAATAAAGATTATAGCTTCTGTACTTATAACAATATTGAAAAACCTTATGAATTAGTTAGAAAGCTTGAAACATGGCAAAATAACGGTACTAAATTAAGATACATTGTATCTGATGGATATACAAATATTCCAGTAATGATAAATAGTCTTACATATCAAGAACAAGATGGAACTGGGGATGTTTATTTTAGTTTGTCTTTGATTGAATATAAAGAAATTAAATTAAATAAAACTACCTCAAATAATTCAAATTCAACTAATAACACTACTAATAGACCTACAGAAAATGCACCTAAACCAAGTGGAGAAAATAAAACTCATAAAGTTGTAAAAGGTGATTCGTTGTGGTCAATAGCACAAAAATATTATGGAGATGGAAGTAAATATACTAAGATTAAAGAAGCTAACAAAGATAAATATGATTCACTTTCTAAAAATAACATAATTTATACAAATATGGAGTTGGTGATCCCATAATGAAGTTTAAGAAAATAAAACTAGAGTTAATTAATGGAACTGAAAATATAGACATCACTCAACTTGTAAAAAATGTTACTTGGAGTGGAAGCTATCAACAAGCTTGTAGGAAGTTGGAATTTTCTTTATTAGCTTCTCCTTATGATAAGTCTGTACCTACTGTTAAAATTGAATGTGGCTATATGGTAAGGTTATTAGAAGAAGATAATGAATTGTTTAGAGGATATATACAAAGCAGAAATTTAAGCTATAATGGAAATTCTGTGGAGTATATGGCTTTGGACGGTGGTACTTATGTGCATAGAAATGAGTTAGTATATAACTTTAAAAGTCAAACTGCTGAAAGTATAGCTTCTAAAGTATGTGCTGATTTAGGTATCAGTGCAGGAAGTCTTGCATCTACTGGTATATCTATGGATAAAAAATTCTTTGGTGTTAGTGGCTATGATATTATTATGACTGCTTACACTTATGCAAGTACAAAGACAAATAAAAAGTATATGTGTGCTATGGATAAAGGACAGTTAAATGTTATCGAAAAAGGTGAAATTACTTTAGAGTTAAACTTTGAAAATGGATCAAACATACTTGATAGTAATTTTAGTGAAGATATTTCTAATATGGTCAATAAAGTTAAAGTTTATAATGGTGATGAACAAGAAGTTAAAGTTATCAGCAATTCAAATGATATGAAAAGCTATGGTACTTTTACTAAAATATTAAAGCTTGAGGATGGAAAAGACGCTGATGCAGAAGCTAAAAAAGAATTAAAGTCTATTGAAAGGAAAGCTTCAATTACTGGCTTTGGAGATACTTCTTGCAAAAGTGGATATGGAGTAAAAGTCAAAGATGCCTACACTAATTTAGTGGGGCTTTTTTATATTGATGAAGATGTTCATACTTGGGAAAATGGTATATACAAAGTTGATTTAACTTTAGCATTTGAAAATATGATGCATGAGGTAAATTCTGAAACTACTGAAAATAATTCAAGTAGTAGTGGAGAAGTACAAGGAAAAGAAGTTGATGCAATATTTACTGCTTATTATCCTGCTAACAATAGTATGCAAGGTGGTTTCTATGACGCACAAGGTAATAAACTTGATCCTTCTAAACTTACTTGTGCAGCACCTAAGTCTGTAGCATTTGGAACTATGGTTAAAGTATTAAATACTGGAACTGATAGAGATAATTTAGTTTATAAAGTTACTGATAGAGGTGGGGCAATAGTTATAAAAGATGGTGTATATCATTTTGATTTACTTATGAAAGATAAAAAGACTGCTTATGCTTTTGGTAGAAGAAAAGGTAAAGCTATTATAGGTCAATTAGTATCTAGTGGAACAAGTTCAAGTGGTGGAGGAAATTCTAAATTAGTTGAATTGGCTAAAAGTAAACTTGGTTGCAAATATGTTTGGGGTGCTACTGGAGAGAATACATTCGATTGTAGTGGATTAACATACTGGTGTCATAAACAAATAGGAATATCTATCCCTAGAACTTCTTTAGAACAGTCAAGAAGTGGGAAATCAGTTAGTAAATCAGATTTACAAGCAGGAGATTTAGTATTCTTTAAAACAACATCAGCACCAGTCGGTCATGTTGGAATGTATGTAGGTAATGGTCAATTTATTCATGCACCTAATAAGTCTAAACCAGTTAAATATGACAGCTTGAGTAGTTCTTATTATTCTTCAAGATATGTATGTGCAAGGAGGTATTGGTAAATGAGTTTAAATAATTACAATCCTTATAATGACCTTTTAGGCATTATGAGAAATGAAGGTAAATATTATAATCCTTTAACTCCTTTAGTTGGTAAAATAACAAAAGTCAATGATGATTTATCAGATATAGAAGTTCATACTCATACAATGCCTTTATATAAAGACGATTTACTTATTGATAAATGGCTACTTGATAGACATATAGAAGTATTTGAAGATTACACACAAGGAAGCCATACTCATGGTAATGCTACTGGGAATGGACTTCATAAACATATTATGAAAGAGCCATTAAATAATAAATTAAGAGTAGGGGACTTAGTTGTATTAATTCCATATGAAGAAAGATTTGTAATTGTAAGTAAGGTGGTGGAACTATGAGTATATTTCCTTTTATAAATGGTGATGATGGACTTTTAGAAGCTTCTAACAATAATTTACCTTTGTATAAAGAGTGTGCGTGGGACTTTGTAAATGACAGAGCAATATTTGTAGATGGTAGCCCTAAAATTGTCTATGGGAATGAAGGTATAAAGGTTTGGATATATAAAGCTATTAAAACTAATAGATATGAGTTTGAAATTTACACTTGGGATTATGGAAGCGAGATAGAAAGCTTATTAGGTAAGGGATTTCAAATAGGTTTTATAAAATCCGAAACTAAAAGATACATAGAAGAAGCTTTGTCTGTTAATCCTTATATCACTAAAATAAATAAAATAGATGTTGATTTTAAAACTGATGTTTTAACTGCTTATGTAGACTTAGAAACAATTTACGGTAGGCTTAATATGTACGTTTAGGAGGTGATACTTTGAAGTACAATCAAGAAACGTATCAAGTAATAAGACAAAGAATGTTAGATAATATGACTAATGATATTGATAAAAGAGAAGGCTCTTTTGTAAGTAATATGGTTTCTCCAGTAGGTGTCGAATTTGCTAAATATTACATAGAGTTAGATAATATATTATCTATAATGTTTTTAGAAGATGCTACTAATGAGTTTTTAGATAAAAAAGTTTATGACTTTGGTATCTATAGAAAAATGGGAACAAGTGCAAGAGGTACTATAAAAGTAACTGGTACTAATGGGACTTTTATTCCTAAAGGTAGTGAAGTATTATCTCAAGGTGAATTAGTATTTTATACGTTAAATGATGCTTGGATAGAAAACGAAGAAGCCATAATTGAAGTAGAAGCTTCTAATGTAGGTGTTGATTTTAATATAATAGCTAATTCAATAGATAAATTTGCTAAAAAAATAGATGGTGTATCTTCTGTAACAAATGAGGAAGAATTTAAAGAAGGTACTGACACAGAAACTGATGAAGAATTAAGAGAAAGATTCTTTGAGATAATAAGACGACCTGCTACAAGTGGTAATATATATCACTATGAACAATGGGCAAAAGAAATTGACGGTATAAATCAAGCTAGAGTAAAGCCTTTGTGGAATGGTAATGGCACAGTAAAAGTTATAGTATCTAATAATAACAATGTAGTTGAAGATGAAATAGTTAGAAAGTGTCAAGAACATATAAACAAAGTAAGACCAGTTGGTGCTGATGTTACTGTAATAACTCCAACTAAACTTGACATAACTGTAAGTGCTAATATTTATATTGAAGATGGATTTGATGCAACACAAGCTAAAATAGATTTTGAAGCTAATTTAAGAGAATATTTAAAAAGTTGTACTGATACTGTTATATATACAAGAATTGCTTCTTGTTTAGGTAGCGTTGAAGGTGTAAAAGATTATACAGATTTAACGGTTAATGGAGGTACATCTAATATAAAATATGATGATGAAAAGTTACCTATAGTTAAATCTATAAATTTAAGTGAGGTGGTTTAGTTGAAATTAATTGACAAACTGCCTTATTTTTATGAAGAATGTCCGAAAACTAACACTATACAAGATGGATTAAGTGCTGAAACAAATAACTTATATTCTAAAGTTGAAGGTACTACAAATCAGTTGTATGTAAATACTGCAACTTGGGCTTTGTGTGAATGGGAAAAATTTGCAGGAGTTAAAAAAACAAGTGGTACTATTGAACAAAGAAGGGCAAGAGTTATATCTAAATTAAAAGCTAAGGGAACCACTACACTTGAAGTTCTTGAAAGTGTTTGTAATATATACGCTAGTAAAGTTGAAATAGAAGAAATATATAATGAATATGCTTTAATGATTTCACTTGTAGAAGAAAAAGACAGTTTTAATCCTATTGAATATAGATTAAATGACATGAATGAAGCTATATGGGAAGTTAAACCTGCACATTTAAATCATCATTTTAGCTTTTCTCAATCTAGAAAGCTAGGAATACAAACAAATTACGAAGATATAACAATAAAATATATTCCTTGTAATGCTTGTTATGCAGGACAATATCAACCAAACACTTATAATTATGATAAAGAACTTTGCAATCTAGGTGATTCATATGCTAATATTTCAAATCCAAACGAAAAACCATCTACAAGTACTTCAATGCTTGGAGTAGCTATATTAGGAGAAACAGTATTAGGAGGCGTAAAATGATAACTTCAAATTTTAAAAACAAAGTTATATTAACTGTAAGAGAAAATATAAATAAATTTTCATATAAAGTTAATGACAAAGTTAAATATAAAAAACCATCTTCTATTGAAGCATTTAGTAATAAAATTAAAGTTAATTTAATGCTTGATAATACTGACGTAGGTAAAATTCAAGATATAAAATTATTAGATCACGATGAACAAGTATTATTTGAAACTAATGCAATATATTATAAAGAAGATGAACTAGGTATATATGTTAGCTTTGAAATATCAGACATAGTGGAGGTGATATAGTGGGATATAATCGTATATTTTGGAAAGATAGAATAGTTATAAACAATCAAGATGGTACAGTAAATAAGATTGTTCAAGAAGGTACTCCTCTTAGTGCATTTAACTTGAATAACATGGATGAAGGTATCTTTAGAATTGATACTTTTATGGAAATGATAAGAAAAAATCAATTAGAGTTGCTTACTTCAAGGGACTTGGATAATTTAAGGGTGTCAATGGATGAAGGTTATTGGTTTGATACTTTAAAAAATGAAAACAAGATAAAAAATAAAACTAATACTACTGTATCAAATAATTTAATATCATTATCTAATGACAAAGGTAGTATAGAATTTAAAGTACATGATATAGGGTTTAAAGCTGATAAAACTACTTATTATCACAAAAGAAAGGCTTCACAATTACAGTTATTAAGTGCAAGTAATAAATATCAAGGTGAAAAGACTGTAGAAGTAGAAGCTGAATATTATGAATTAATTTACTAGGAGGTGAGATAATGGCAAGAAGTATAGCTTATTTACAAGCTGGGGCAAAAATAAAAGATAGTACAGGTCAATCATATGTAGTATTAGCCCAAAATCATTATGCAGACGGTCAAACAACTGTATGGACTGAAAAAACTGTAACTTCAATGAAATACTCTGATATTACGCAAGGGTATTTAAACTATGAATATTCTGATATAAATGCTTACTTAAAAAATACTTACCCAAACACTTTAGGTCATACAATTAAGCATTATACTGTTACAACTAAATTACCTTTTACTGATATAATATCTAACGCTTTAGTTGAAAATAAATATATAGAAAGTAAATACTTCTTATTAAGTGCAACAGAATTAAATAATACTTCTAATTCAGAAGCTAATACTAGACCTATAAATTATTTAAGTAGTGCATTAAATAGAAGATGTGATTTGGCATATTGGACTAGAACAGAATCAAGTACATATAATTCTACTTTAAATACTACAGTTAATATGTTTAGTTATGTTGGAGCAAATGGGAATTTTGGTTACCCTATTTCTGTCAATTCAACTTATGGAGTTAGACCAGCTTTCAACCTTTCTCACGAGTTAATGATAGAAGATGAAGTTGAAAATGGATATTACAAAATAGTAGAAGTCATCCCTCCTAAAATATCAAATGTTTCAAACTTAATAGGAAACTATGGTACTGATACTATTATAAATTATGAGGTTATAAATGAAGAAGGGCATGAACTTACTCATTATTTTTCAATAGATAACGGAGATACATGGCAAAAGATAACTCCAACTAAGAATGGTGATAATTACTCTTTTAAGTATGTATTTGATGAAGTTAAAACTCATTATTGTAGAATAAAAGTTATTGATGCTATAAACAGTTCAAATACTTCTAACATGTTTACTGTAACAGTAAATCATAGTGTGCCAAATATAACTATTTTAGGTCATAATAACTTAGATGTGAGATTTAAGGTTAATTGTATTACAAGTGAAATAACTAAAATTGAAATCTATGTAAATGATGTATTAAAGAAAACTATAACAGAAAATTTAGATTTTACTCAAACTTATTCTATAGATAAAACATTATTAACTAATTCTAAGAACTATATTCAAATAAAAGCTACTGCTAAAAGTGGACTTATTGGAACTAAGGATATAGAAGCTAGAAAAACGACTCATAATATCCCTGCAATTGGCTCTAAGGTTGTTATAAATAGTAATGTTTATACAGTAGAAAGTGCGAGTAAAAGTGGCAATAATATAGTATTGAATTTAGTAGAAACACTTATTGAAAAAGTTTCAAAAGGTGATTTAATTTCTATACTTCAAGATAATGTTAATGTTAAGTGTTCTTTATCTAACATGGAAAGTAAACTTGATTATAAAGATATGAAATTAGTTAAAGTTAAAACTTTAAAAGGTGATCTAGCTGGATATATTGAAGAAAAATATATCTTAGAAGGTGAAGGAAGATATTCAGCTATAAAACTTGAACTAGAAAAATTCAATAGTTCTATAGATGTTGGGGTAAAAGAATTGCAACAAATGTTTGATTATTTAGAGGACTAATATATTTTAGTTCTCTTTTTTATATTTAATATTCTTAAAAAGGAGGTATTAAATGATTAAATACGAAAAAACTTCTTGGGTAGATGGAGAAACTATACTTAAAGCAGAGCATATGAAAAAGATTGAACAAGGTATAGTAGATTTATGTAGTGAAATTGATAATATAACAGTAGAAGGTGCAGACTTATCTAATTATTACACTAAATCTGAAACTGATGAAGTTGTAAATAATAAAGCTGATAAAGTTCATACTCATAGTCAATATTTAACAGAATTGCCTACTCATACTCATAATGAATATTTAACAGAACATCAAGATATTTCTCATAAAGCAGATAAAATTGATACTTACACTAAAGTTCAAACTGATAGCAAAATATCAGAAGAAATAGCTAAAGCACAGTTAGGTGGAGATAATGAGGTCGACTTATCAGCTTACGCTACTAAAAATTATGTAGATGATGAAATATCTAAAATAGAAGTAGGAGATAAACATACTCACTCTAACTTAAGTGTGTTAAATAATATAACTCAAACTAAAGTAAATGAGTGGAATAGTAAAGCAAATGCGTCTCATACACATACTGAATACGCTTCGTCTGATCACACACACAATTATGCAAATACTTCTCATACGCATAATACAAGTGATATAAGCAATCTAAGTAATTATATCTCTGATTTGATTACTAATAACGTTTATGTAAATTCGTTAAAGAATACTGTTGATACACTTTCTTCTGAACTTGCAAAAGCAAAGGCAGATATTGAAGCGTTAAAAAATAATTCCGATAACACTAATGTTTCTGTAACAGGTATTGAGTGTTCTGATTGGGAAGCTAATTTACAAGTTGGTCAAACAAAGCAAATAACTGCAAATGTACTTCCTTCAAACGCTACTAATAAGTTAATACATTGGTATTCTGATAATGCAAGTGTTGCCGATGTTAGTTCAAATGGTTTAATAACTGCAAAAGGTGTTGGTTATGCAAAGGTTACTGCTACAACAGATGATGGTGGGTATAAGTATGATATTCACGTTAATGTAAGTTCTGCTAGTGGTGGTGGAGGAAGTTCAAATAACTTAACAACTGATAAAACTTCATACACAATAAATTCAACTGAAATGTTAAATATAAGCTATACAACAAGTGCTAGTATATCTTCTTCTTGTGCTTGGGAGTTAAGACAAAATGGCTCTTACTTATGTAGTGCTTACAAAGATACAAGCTCTGGAAAAGTAGTTTGTTATACAGGTAGTTTAAATACAGGCACATATAATAATATAACGTTAGTAGCAAAAGAGTATCAAACTGACGGATATGTAGATATAGCAACATCAAATGTATTTAGTATAACTGTATCTGGCTCTTCTAGTGGTGGAAGCGATAGTGGTAGTGGAGGAAGTGATGGTGGTAGTGGAGGTAGTGGAGGAGAAAGTACACCTCCTATTAGCAATAGTGATTATGACGCAAGAGTGCTTAGTTTAATGTATCCTATGCCACAAAGCCATGAATGTATACCAAGTGGAGCGCCTTCTGATTGGAAGTATCAAACAAGATGGGAAAACAAAGATAAACCTAGTGGTTGGAGTGCTTTTGGTGGTTGGGCACAAATATATAGAGTAGATGGAACACCTTTTACACAAAATACAGGTGTCGAGATGAAGAATTATAAAGTATTTGGTTGGAAAAATGGTCAATGGCACTCTGTTGTTGAGTTACCATATGTAACAGGAAACTTCTATGCAGAAGATTTTACAGATGACGCTAACTCATATTTCTCAAATGGCATAAAACCTTCCGATGACAGAAGTAGCGTTATTATAAGATTAACTTCTGATATGACAGTAAGTACAAGTCAAGGGACTAAGAATGTATGTTACCATCCATTCACTGCACAATTAGATTATGATGCTAATTTTGAATACATATTTACTTGTGTAAGTATGAGAAAAGTCAAGTGGGATACAAATGGTGTAGACGATATGAGTACATCTAGATATTGTGCTTCTTGTGGGGGAGACTGGTGGAGACAAAAAGGATTAACTTGGGCTCCAGATTGGTCTAATAATAAAGGTATTGCACAACCTAAAATCACAGAAGTTACAACTGATTGGCAAGTATTCTCCATGACTACTGTTCCTCAAGATTGGTCAAATGGTTTCCCTAAATAATTTGAATTAAGGAGGTTTTATATGAATAAAGAGTATAAAATTAAATTAGACTTAAATAAAAAACTATATAATAAAAAAATGGCATTTAATCAGTTTGATGAAAATGTTAATGATTTTTATATTGAAGTAACTAAAAATAATGAAGTAGTAAAAGACTTAGATAAATCTATAGTTACTTTAGTTGCAATAAAACCTAATGGTGAAGTTGATGCTCAATTCATAGAAGTTAAAGAAGGGCAAATATATGCCGATTTAAAGCCCTCTATGTGCGACTTAGTAGGAAACTATCAAGCTAAGGCTATGATAGTCTTAGGTGGGGAAATAGTAACTACAGACACTATAAACTATTCAGTAAATGAGGATAAAATAATATCTAGGCTTAATGAAGATGTTGTAAGTGATGAAAGATTTACTCTATTTACAGATGCTTTAGCAAGATTATCTGATATAGAAGCATCAGAAGAACAAAGGATAACAAATGAAGCTGAAAGAATATTAGCAGAAGAAAATAGAAAAATAGAAGAAGCTAAGAGAGTAGAAACTGAACTTATTAGACAACATGAAGAAGCTGATAGAACTAAGTATGACGCTATAAGAGAAAGTAATGAAAATATAAGAAAACAAAATGAAAGCATAAGATTAGCTAATGAAACTAATAGAATAGATGAAGAAGCTAAGAGAGTTGAAGAAGAGAATAAAAGAAAATTAGCAGAAGAAGAAAGAAAAGCTAATTATAACTTTATGACTGAAGATGAAGAACGTAGAAGATCCGAAGCTAATGCTCATAAAGAAGCTGAAGTTTTAAGAGTTCAAGCTGAAACTAATAGAGTTAATGAAGAAGCTAAAAGAAGAACTACTGAACAAGGTAGAGTATCAGCAGAAAATACTAGAGTTAGTGATGAAAACACTAGAAAAGCTAATGAAGTAACTAGACAAACTAACGAAACTAAAAGAGTAGAAGCTGAAACTCAAAGACAAAATAGATACAACTCTTTTATATCAGATGCAGAAGCTAATGCTAGTAACTTTGAAAATTATACTAATAATGCAAAAGTTAAAGAAGAAGAAAGAAAAGCTAGTGAATTAGATAGAAAATCACAAGAAGATAGAAGAGTAGCTAATGAAGTAGAAAGAATATCTAATGAAAATACTAGAAAAGCTAATGAAAAAGCTAGAGAAAAAAATGAAACTTCTAGACAAAATATATTTGAAAATAAAGTAGATGAAGTTGATGAAAAGATAGTTGAATTAAATACTACTAAAGATAATTTTATATCTAGTGTTAATACTAAAGTTGATAATAAAATATCTGAATTAGATACTGCTAAATCTGATATGACTAATACTGTATCTAATAAAATAGGTGAAGTAGAAACTAGATTTAATGCTCTTACTTCTAAACAACAACAAGATGCAGAAGTAATAGATGCTAGAGATGGAGAAACTTCACTTAAAGCTAGACTTGATAGAGATATAGAAAAAGCTAAACAAGTTTATGTAAATGTAGAAGGAAGTAATATATCTACTGATAGCTCTGTTGGGTATGCTAAAGACGTTGAAATACTTGGTAATACTATTCAAGATGCTAATAATCTAGCAGATATAAGAAGTGTTGGGGATAAGGTAGAAGGTCAAGAACTGTATGAAATACCTGTTTTATGTAGTGGGAAGAATTTGTTTAATCCAAAAGAACACTCTAAAGATACTTATACGCTTGGTTCTCCACAAGCTTCTTATCATGGAAGAAAAATAAAAGTCCCAAAACCAAACACAAAGTACACATTATCTGTATTAAATAGTAATTTACCAACAGACCATTGGACTGTTATTAATATATACAAAGATGGTATATTAATGGAAGTATTCAATTGTAATAATCATACAAACACATCTCAAAAAACTGGTAGTGTTACAACTACATCTGATGAAAATGGTTATATTCAAATAACTGTATATGTTAATAAAAAGGATGATGCATCTCATTGGGAAGCATACTTAAACTTACCTATCCAACTAGAAGAAGGTACAGTAGCAACTCCATACGAGCCATACGTTGAAGATAAATTAACTATTTTATCACCTACACCACTTGAAAAAGTAGGAGATGTAGCAGATAGAATAATTGAGAAAGATGGAGTTTGGGGAGTAGAGAAGAATGTAGGGACTCTTATTGTAGATGGTAAATCTAATGTGCACGATGTGAATACAAGTGGTACAAATTGTGATTACTTTGCTATAAAATACCCTGATGGACACTCACTTGTATCTGTTGAAACGCACGGGCATTTTTCTATGATTAATTCTTATGGACTTCCTGTTTTGTGGAATATGAGTGATTCAAAACATTTATATTTAGAGAAAACTGGGTTAAGAGTGTATACAGATAAAGGTTTATATTCTGACATAACAAGTGCTAAAAACTATTTAGACTTAAATAATCTTGTAATGAAGACACAATTAAAAGAAACTCAATTCATACCATTACCACATTCGCAACAAATAAAACTTCGTACATTTGCTAATAAAACTAACATTTCATTTGGTTGTGAAATAGAAGGAACGATAAAAGCACAAGTACCAAAATCACTTGGTGCTACTGTTAATACTCATACTGAACAAATCAATAACTTAAATAAAGAGTTAGATAGGGTTAAGAAGTTAGAAGAAAGTACAGTATCAACTGTTGAAACAGAAAGTGATTTTACAACTGTTGAAGCAACTTCAAATGGGTATTTTGAGGATGTGAAGCTAGAAGGTAAGACGTTAGTGAATTTAGTTAAAGAAAACTACACAATACCAAAAACAATCACAGGAACTATAGCACATAATAAGGATTTACTGAAGCCTAATACTGAATATACCGTAAGTTTTGAGGTTGTAAATAATAATTTAAACGAGGGTTCAAGGTTTGTATTAGAATTTCATTCAGGACAATCATCTGCAAAAATTAGAGTTAATGTTGGAGAAACAGGTCGATTTACACAAAAAATAACAACATTTGATGTTGTTTCTCACGTTTTATGGGTAACTAATGGAGGTTCTGTAGATGTTCAAAATTATATCATCCTAGAAGGCGACCATACACAAAACCCACCTTCGTATTTTGAAGGACTTAAGAGTGTAGGTGATACGACAGATGAAATAGTAGTTTCAAGTGTTAAAGGTGATGGGAATTTATTTGATGACTCTGTTTTGTCATTTAAATTAGGTGCAGGTGTTAGAACTGATTATATTCCATTCAAACTTAAACATAAAGAGATAAGTTATATGGCTTTTAATGAAGATTTATCTCCTTATACAAATATTAATTTTGCTTTTAGACTTTGTGATAAAAATAAAAAAGAAATTCAATGGTTTGGCTTTGGTAGTAGTGAAACTAGTGTGTTAGGTAAAACTTGTGAGCGTTTCAAAGAAGTTGAATATATTCAATTTTTTACAAATGGTAATATGACAGACACTCACACTATAAGTAACTTTGTTATTGCTAAAGATAATACAAAACTATATAAAACTTATATCCCACATCAATCAGATAAAAAACGTCTTTTATACTACAACAACGAAACTCAAGCGTGGGAAAAACCTATACTTCGTCAATGGGATAGTATAGAGAAACACGCTAATGGTAAGTATTACTATCATAAGAGAAGTGGGGAAGTTGTGCTAAATGGTAGTGAGGATATAAGTATAAATGGTTCTTTTGTAGAAACTAAAAGATTTTTAGTTAAGATAGAAAATTCTATTGATAGAGGCGTGGTAGTTTGCGATAAATTTAGTTGGGAGCATATAGATGCTGACTATGAACATATTTATCAGAATAGTTCGAGTTTATCCATAAATATATTGACATCAAAACTACCAACTCAAGACGTACAAGGTTTTAAGCAATGGCTACAAGCTAACAACGTAACAGTAGTATATCAACTAGCAAAAGAAAAAGTATATGAATGTACTAACATAGATTTGATAACATATGCAAATGAAACTAACTATATAGTTGAAAGTGGTGCAATAGTCCCTAGAACTACACTAAAAGTTCATAATAATATATCTAATGTGGTTAACTTATTACAAAAGAAAGTTAGCTTACTAGAAAGTAATGTAACTAGCTATATGATAACTCAAAATAGATTAATGTTAGCAAGTAGATATAATGCTGATACAGTAAGCTTTAAAGTAGATGTAGCAACTCTTAGAAACTCTTTTGAATATGATAACGACTTATACGAGTTAATACTAAATAATATTCTAGTTGGAAAAGATAATTACAATAGAGAATATATAGAAAACTTAATAATATTCTATTGGATGGACTTTGTTATTTCAGATGAAATGTATTTAACTCTATTTGAGATAATAGAGGAACAACATAACCCAAAAGTAATAGAAGCACCTATTGAGTAGGTGTTATTTTTATGCCCTAGCATATGGCTTAAAATATGCTAAATCTAATTTAAAAGGAGTGTATATTATGAATTGGTATGAGAATTTAAAGAAAATGATTCTTGCAGGAAGATACCCAAACAAAGAAGCTATGGAATTAAAGATAACTAACTTCGTAGCTGACGGATTAATAACAGTAGAGCAAGGGTTAGAGTTAAAAGAATTATTAGACCAAAAATAAATAATTAATTGTAAAGGCTAGGGATTAATTTCTCTAGTCTTATTTTATTTTAAAAGGGTGGTGTTATTGAGTGGAACAAATGATAACAAACTTAGGTTTTCCTATAGCTTCAGTTATTGGATTAGCTTTTTACTTTGTGCAAAAAGATAAAGCTTCAAGGGAAGATATAAATAAAATCATAGACAATTTAAGGGAAGATAATAAATTAGATAGGGAACTATACAGAGATACAATAGATAAATTCGATAGTAAATTAGATAAATTTGCAATAGCTTTAGAAAGTAATAATAACAGATTAGAAGCTATTGAAGATGATGTAAAAAGCATAAAAGAAAGGGTAGGTGTATAGAATGGAAGTATTGGTATCAGCAGGTCATACTCTTACTGGCAAAGGTACTGGTGCAGTAGGTTTTATAAATGAAAGTCAAGAAAATAGAGTATTAGCTAAATTTGTAGTTGAGTACCTTAAAAAGTTGGGGCATGAAGTAGATTATCACGAAGTAAATAGTGGAAGTGATTATATAGAGCAACAAGCTAAAAAAGCTAATTCTAAAAATTATGATTTAGTTATTCAAATACATTTTAATAGTTCAGATAATGCAACAGCTAATGGTACAGAAGTAATATACAGAAGTAGTAAAGGCAAGGTATTTGCTCAAAAAGTTCAAGATAAGTTAAAAACTGAATTTAAAGATAGAAAAATAAAGCATGATATAAATGAACTAAAGCGTGATTTAGGTTGGTTAAGATTAACTAAACCACCAGCAATATTGATAGAAACTTGCTTTGTGTCTAATAAAAGTGATGCTGATAAATACGCATCTAACAGAGAAAAGATAGCTAAATTAATAGCAGAAGCAATAGCTGATAAAACTACATCTGAAAATAATAATTCTAGCACTTCATCTACTAATAAAAAACTATATGCAGTTTGTATTGGTGCTTATAGTGATAAATCTGTAGCAGATTCAAAAGTTGAAGAATTAAAGAAAAAAGGCTATAAAGATACTTATTTAATACCAAGATAAGCTTTATTATTATTCAAAAATATGGTATAATATAACAAAACTAATGATAGTTTTTTAAAAATAATATTACATAAAGTAAGAATATATTATCTTATCTTTAATCTGTATTTTTTGTGTTTTTATATTTTTAAAGTTTTGTAATTGTTTTGTAATTTTAGTTAAAAAAAAGCTATTGTCTTGTTGCGATAGCTTTTTTTACTTGCTATAATATAAGTATATCCAACTTTAACTTGCATAATCTAGTTGTAGATTTAAAACTCAACAGTTAATCGGCTAAAGATTACAATATCAACATTACAACCGTATAAGTTCAGTAAAAGGGAAGCTATAGGGATTTGGGCTTCTTTTTTTATGTTTGAAATTAGGCAAAATAAAAAAGACTGCTAAAAGCAATCTTCTTTATTGACGATATAATTAATACTGAAAAGCAAGGAGGTACTAAAACACAGCCAAATTTTAGTACACATATATAATTCTATAAATATGATTAAATTCCTTTATATTCGATAAAATATTGACAAATTTTATCATAAAAAAGTATAATTAAGTTAGTGCAATAAGTTTATAATTATTGTCTAGATTTTTGAAATTCCACAAATTTACATCCAAATTATTCTAACGTTTTAATGGCTTATACTTTCTGTATAGGCTATTTTAATTTGAATGACATACACAACATCTATCATATTCAAATCTTTGATACTTTCCACAAGATCTGCAATATTGAAAATTATTATTATAACTACTATCACTATAAAAGTTATCTTGATGATTTCTTTCCCAGTAAGAGCCTTTTTCTTCTTCATCTTGATTAAATATATTAAACATATAACCGACCACCTTTAAAATCTAATTTAAAAGGTATTATAGGCATATCTGAATACATTTATACATTAATCTTCTACTACTAAAGCAATAATTTCTTTATTTTGGTCATAAATAACTTTTCTACCTTCTACTAAATGCCATTTCCAATAGCTTGGCACTTCGATTATTTTATCATTTTCAAGTAATTTTATTTTCATATTTCCTCCTTTGTGTATGAGTGCTTTTCTCTACTAGGTGCTTGTAAAATTTTACTAATTTAATTATATGTGTATTTATCCACAATATCCACAAATAATAAGTAAATAAATCATTTTTAAAATATTGATTTTCTATATTTACAAAATAGCTAAATAGATATATAATATATTATAGAGGTGATTAAAATGAAAAAAATATTTAATGATAATACAATATCTTATAAATCTTTAGGATTATATTTTGCCATGGAAAGTTT